TCAATTGGTGGATTCCGCATCAGGCATTCACCCACGTTATTCTCAGTTTTATGTCCGTCGCGTAAGAGCAGATATGAAAGATCCTCTAGCCACATTTATGATTGGCAAGGGATATAAGGCTGAAGAAGATTTCTACAGCAAGTCAAACTGGGTGTTCAGTTTCCCAATGAAGGCTCCAAAGAACTCTGTCACACGTCATGATATGACTGCGATTGAACAATTAGAACTTTGGAAGATCTATCAGGATCACTGGTGTGAACATAAGCCATCAATCACCGTATACGTTGGTGATGATGAGTGGATGGAAGTTGGCGCATGGGTCTATAAGAATATTTCTATTCTCTCTGGCGTTTCATTCTTGCCACGAGACAATGGTTCTTATCGCCAAGCGCCTTATGAAGAAATTGATGAGGTTAAGTATAATGAACTTCTTGCTCTCCAAAACGTTGACATCAACTGGGTGGAGTTTATGGAAGAAACAGATACTACGACTTCAGCAAAGGAACTTGCGTGCACTGCCGCAGGTGGTTGTGAAATTTAATAGGAGAATGATATGGATCCACTAATTGCAACTATTATTTGGTTTGCTGGTAACTTTGCACCAGAGGGTTATCTTTACTGTAATGGAGCAACATTGCCAATTCAACGCAATGAGGCTCTTTATAGTTTAGTTGGTAACTATTATGGTGGTGATGGTCGTACCAATTTTAAATTACCAGACCTTCGTCCAGATGTGATTGAATATCAAATCACAAAGGATAAGGATGGAAATGAAAAAGTCATTGCTGTTGTGAAGGGCAAGCGTGACTGGCGTCCTGATGAAGCAAAGTGTTTAATTGCTACACAGGGTGTTTATCCTTCGCGTCCATAATGTTGTTGAGTCTGTTGTAAAAAAGGAGAAAAATATGAAGAAGTCAATTCTAGTCGGTATCGTTGCACTTGGTCTTACTGCTTGCGCAGAAAAGGTCGAAGATCAACCAACTGATGCAGTAACTGCCGAAGCGCCAGCCGCTGAAGCCGCTCCTGCTGAAACACCTGCCGCAGATGCTGCTGTTGAAGCCGCTCCTGCTGCTGATGTTGCTGTTGTTGAGGCACCAGCCGCACAATAAATAATCCATTAATCTGTTAGTTTGTTTTGGGAAATAATGAGGTGACTTGTGAAATTTAGTATTATCACCGCGACACATTTAAAAAATGCGTTTTTATATGAACTGTATCAGAGTTTAACAGAACAAACCTATACAGATTGGGAATGGGTATTATGGCTCAACGGGGGTGCATCTCGCACCCTCGTTGATTCAGCGATCGTAAATGATCCACGTGTTAAAATTTATGAATGCAACGAAAATAATACCTGCGTTGGATTCAATAAACATAATGCATTTATGAAAGGCGAAGGGGACATTCTTGTTGAAGTCGATCACGACGACCTTCTCCTTCCAAATTGCTTAGAAGAACTCAAACAAGCCTTTGAAAATAATTCAGATGTCGGTTTCGTTTACAGTAACGATATTAACTGGCATATGAAAGATGAGTTCACCCCATACAATCCATATTACGGATGGGAACACGAAACATTTAAATGGCGCGAAAAAGAATATTACTCAATGATTTCTTTCGCACCATCAAGTCACAGCGTTGCATTTATTTGGTACGCACCAGACCATGTTCGTGCATGGCGCACAGACCTTTATCGTAAGATTGGTGGGCATGATCCTAAACTTGATATCTGCGACGATCACGAATTGATGATCCGCACATATCTTGCAACCAAGATGCATCATATTAGCAAACCTCTTTATGTTTATCGTATCACTGGTAACAATACATGGCTTGAACGCAATAAAGCCATTCAAGAGCGCACTGTTGAATTGTTCCATAAGCATGCCTGGGATCTTGCTGTTAAAGATGCGAGAGATCGTAATCTGATGGTTGTTGATCTTGGTGGCGGTATCAATCCAAAGCCAGGCTGCACAACGCTTGACCTTGAAGGCGGCGACATTACCTGTGATCTAAACGAAGGCATTCCGCTTCCAGACAATAGCGTTGGTGTGTTGAATGCATCGCATCTAGTTGAACATTTGAACGATAAACATAAGATTATGTCTGAAATTTATCGTGTGCTTGCTGACGGTGGTTGGGCATTCATTGAAGTACCAAGTACAGATGGACGTGGCGCTTTCCAAGATCCAACTCACGTTAGTTACTGGAATGAAAACTCTTTCTGGTATTACACAAGAAAAGATAAAGCGCGCTTCATTCGCAACGACACAATTAGATTCCAAGATTTCCGCCTAGATACAATTTGGTGGGAAGATAAGATTGCAGTTACGAATGCTTGGCTTGTTGCCGTAAAAGAAAATAAGAGAAGACCGCATCCTGTAAAGATCTAATAGAGTTAATATATCATGGCTGATAAAATTGCAATATTCTATCACATATATCAGGAAAATCATTGGGCTGAATTATTTGAAAGGCAGATTATTGCCTTACAACAGTCTGGTTTATATGATGCAGCCAATCATATTCATTTCGGCATTAATGGAGATAAACCATTACCTTTTGATCTCATAAAAGTTAAGTCGATCAAAAGGAATATCAAAACAGATACTGAAGCCGACACTCTTTTAGATTTATATAAGTTTGCATTACAAAATCCAAACTATAAAATTCTCTACATGCACACCAAAGGAGCAGGTTGGAGTGTAGAAAAGATAAAGAAAGATACGCACTATGAAGTAATTAAAGATATTTTACACGTTAATGTGAATCACTGGGCAAATTATCTCGGTTACTTTAACATTAATCGTTGGAAAGATTGTGTTTCTTTACTTAACGAATATGACTGCGTAGGTACTGAATGGGAAAAAGAAGCGAATCTTGGTAATCACGCGATTACCATTCCCCACTATTCTGGTAATTTTTGGTGGGCAAATTCAGAATATATTTCGCAACTTGATCCAGGGTTCTTGTATGAGAACAATCCTTGGAAACGTCACCAGCCAGAGTTTTGGATTGGAACTCGAAATCCACACTATTTCAATTATTACACCAGTGGTAAGAACAAGTATTTGAAGCCTGTAGAGGCGAGCGAATATGAAAACCTACCCATACGCAAACAGGTAAATGTTATGAACAGAGCAAATAGAGAAAAGGTTATCGATGGTATTTTAAGTTCTTGGAAACCACAAAGTATTATTGCTCACTGGTTAGTTAATGAACTAAAAGCAAACACCATTGTTGACTTGGGTGTCGATTATGGGTATTCGACGTTCACTTTCGCATTACCTGAAGTTGGTACAGTTTATGGCATCGACAATTTCAAACCTGATCCTCATACAGGTTCGCATCCTGATCAGAAAGAAAAATTGTTCGCTGCACTAAAGCAACTAGATTTAAAAAATGTTGAAATTGTAGAAGGTAATTTTTCTGAGGTTGCCCAGATTTGGGAAAAGCCAATTGATATTCTTCATATTGATGGATATCATGCATATGAATCTGTAAAAGAAAACTTTGAGAACTGGTCTAAATTTTTAACAGAGAACGGTGTTGTGTTATTTCATAACACAAAAGTTGTACAGGAAACATTTGGGGTAAATAAATTCTTTAAAGAATTGAATTGGCCAAAGCTGAATCTCAAGAGTGGTTATGGGCTTGGCATTGCAACTAAAAATACTAAACTATTGGAACTAATCTCTGCCAAATTCTCAGAAATTGTAGAGGCAGAGAGTCCAAAGGGTGCAAAGATCTGTATGATCTCGATGTTTAAAAATGAAGCGAATAATATTCGTAAGATGCTTGACTCTGTCGCTCCATATATTAAGTATTGGGTCTTGCAAGATAACGGATCAACAGACGGCACAGTTGATATTGTAAAGCAATGGGCAGCAGAGACAAATATCCCAGGATATCTTTACAAGGTTGAAGAGGGTTGGGTAAATTTCGGTTGGAATCGCGATCATCTTTTACAAACTGCTTTAAAGCGCGATCACGGTTGTGATTGGATTATGAAGATGGATTGTGATGAAACTTTGGAAGTTGGCGCCGACTTTGATTGGTCTATTTTTGAAGATACCCGCCCACAAAGTTTCCATGTCACTTCAATTGCACCAGGATTGATTTACTATAGAGCATGGATTTGGAATGCCAAATTACCTTGGAAGTTTAATCATGATCCTGCGCACGAAACAATTACCTTAGAAATGGATGGAATTGGAGAAAATTTCGTAAGAACAAGTCTACCGAAATCCTTTAGGATGATTGGTGGAGTTTCACATGGCGAAAGTTATTCAGTTCCAACCAAATATGTGACTGATGCACTTAAACTTGAAGAGAAGTTAATTCGCGAAGGTACAATGCTGACCGACCTATATCATTTTTGGTATATCGGTAAGTCTTATGAAGATTGTTATCGCGGAAATTTCTTCCCTCTCAAAGAAGTTCATCAGGAAGAATATGCTCGCCGCTGCATATTTTATTTCAATAGTGTTGTGAATCATACTCACAACTTTAATGAAACACAAAAAGCGGCACATATTGATGAGATGGCATACTATGCAATCTGCGCTATTGGTAATGCCTATCGTTTCTTAAAAGAGTATGATAAAGCAATTTGGCACTACGAAAAGTCAGAGCAGTTTGCTGAGGTTCGAAACGATCACCACATTCATCTCGCAGAAATTTACTGGGAACTGCAAGAGTGGGATAAGATGCATAAACATACATCGTTTATGATGAGACCAGAGAGAACAAACCCATTTCCATCATATCATTTCTTGATCAATACAAACATGTATTATGATACGGGAGAATATCCAAAGTACCTGCATAATATTGCAACTGAAAATTTAAACAAAGAAAAACCAGTTTGGAAATTGAATGCAAAATCTGCCCAGAAAAAGAGAATTTTCGTTGTTGACAATTTTTATGCTGATCCGTACGCAGTTCGTAATTACGCTTTGAAACAAAACTTCGAAGGCGATATTGACTGGTATAAGGGTAAGCGAACTAAAACTAAATTCTTAACTTCTGAAATGAAAAAGTCATTTGAAGAACTCATGGGTATTAAGATTCAGAAATGGGATCATGGTATGAACGGAAGTTTGCAATACTGCACGCCAGAAGACTTGCTCGTATACCATTACGATTCACAAACTTGGGCAGGTGCAATTTACTTAACACCAGATGCACCATTTGACACAGGTACTTCATTGTTTGCTCATAAGAAAACTCGCATTCGTCACATGGATGAACCAGGAGCAGATCAATGCTTTGCTGGTGGGTTTTATGATTCTACTCAATTTGAACTTGTGGATACCATTGGCAATGTGTTCAATCGTTTAGTGATTTGGGACGCAAGAAGTTTCCATGCTGCCAACAAATATTTTGGAACAAATTTGCAAGATTCGCGTTTGTTCCACCTTTTCTTCTTTGATTAAAAGATATATACTCACATGGCATATTTAAACGCTAACATCCCGCCCATAGAATGTTATGTGCGGTCTAATTTTCTTCAGAACAGAACAGAGTTCGATGAAGCGAAGGACACATATCTTCCCGTCCTTATATTCGGCGTGGCGTCGATACCGCATCGTGCCCCGCTTTTTCATTTCATCATCGGTGTGACACAATATGATTTTCTCTGTAACAAGAGAATGAAGTATATTGATAGAAATAAAAAATGGAACGAAGGGACATATTTGTTTACACTTGATTGGTCACAGGAAGATCGTAACATTGCTGATGTTGGGTTTAGCGAAGTCCCTGGACAACATAAGTGTGGTCATGTTATCAAACTAGATAATGGTAACTTTGCTATTCAACCTAACAATAGAATTCGTGCATTTGAGCCATCTTTTGTGACCAAGCCTGGACAAAACGTTATTGAACGCAAGTTAGGTACAAGTATGTGGTCTGTAGAAAATACGTCAAAATGGGTTTTATCTGACGATGATCGTTATGACTACGAAGTAAAGCAAAAATGATGTCATTGAGTGTGAAAGATTATCTGAAAGTTTATGATAATTTTCTTGATAAAAAAACATGTAAAGCAGTCGTAAAACAACTAAAGAAAACTGACTGGCAACTACATACATTCTATCAAGCAAGTACAGGTGAATATGTCAGTTATGATAAAGAGCTTTCTATTTCTTATGGATTAGAAATTCCAGAAACAGTAGAAATTCAAAAGAAAATTTGGTCAGCAATTGAGCAATATATTATTAAAGATCATGCTCATATGAAAAATTGGTATAGTAGTTGGAATGGGTATACACAATTAAGATATAATCGTTATAACACTGATACGCAAATGAAATTGCATTGCGATCATATTCATAGCATGTTTGATGGCGATAGAAAAGGTGTCCCAACTCTTTCTATTCTTGGTTCGTTAAACGATGATTATGAAGGCGGTGAGTTGGTGTTCTGGGAACAAGAAGAAATTCAACTCAAAGCGGGTCAGATTATGATTTTTCCAAGCAACTTTATGTATCCACATAAAGTAATAGAAGTAACAAAAGGAACTAGATACAGTTTTGTATCTTGGGTTTGGTAACGGAGCAAAAATGATTTCAGACGAATATAAAAAGGTCAATTGTACAAATTGCGAATCGGAGTATTTCTTGAAGTATTATCTCGAAAAAGTCACAAATGAACCACAATACTGTCCTTTCTGCGGCGAAGAAATAGAAGAAGATTATGAAGAAGATGAAGAAGAGGACGATTACGAAGAAGACGCAGACGACAGAGACTACAACTGATATCCTAAATACTTGTCAGTGATTTTACTGATGAGTATTTTATGCTGGATTATGAAAACCCATGGCTATACGATGGAAAGCCATTCACGTCAGAAGATATTCAAGACTACTATGGCTTTGTCTATTGCCTAACTGACACTTTCAACAATAAAAAATATATTGGACGCAAATACTTCTGGTCTGTTCGTACAGTCAAGAAAGTAAAAGGTCGTCGTAAAAAGAATCGCAGTGAAAGTGATTGGAAAGAATATTATGGATCCTCTAAGAACGTTCAGAGTATCGTAGAACAATACGGTAAGGAACGATTCAAGCGCGAAATTATTTCTTTGCATAAAACCAAAGGTGAGGTAAACTATAACGAAGTAAAGACTCAGTTCAAGTTGGAAGTGCTCGAAACTTTAGACGAGAACAACGAAAGAGTTTACTATAACGAAAATATAGCAAACAGATATTTTTACCGCAATCAAAAAGAGGGGAAACCGAAATGACAATCAATGAACTTGTCGCTGATGGAAAAGACTTTGATGGCGTCTATTTCTGCAAGTCTAATGAAAATGGTACTGAAGGTTGGTCTTTGACATTCCTGAATCTTGAGCGAAAGCAAGATCGAAAATTTGAAGAGCATGAAATTGGAATTAAATATCAGATCATGCTTCATGATGAAAGTGATAAAGTTGAAATCTTCGAAGCCGTTCTTGGCGACCCAAGATTATATTTGAAAAATATGATAGATTGCAATCAACAAGGCATGTTGATGAAAAAGTGTAAGCGATCCCAAAAAATATTTTCCAAGATTCTGGGTAAAAAGGAATTTCGCAATTTCCAGCGACTTTTCGACGCTCCCTAATGAGAAGCCCGAGGAGCCGTTTTTCAGCCTCCCACCCCCACCCTATAGGGTCATTTCAACACCGCTCTAATAGCCTCTAATGCGGTTTTAGGGGCTATCGTAAGTTATTGATTTTATTCAGTTTATTGTATTTTACCTTTCAGGGCGATTATGCTATACTTGTTGGGTGAGTTGATAAATGGAAGGAAAAAAATGGCTACGAAAACAGCGTTAGATATACTCAGAAACGCAGATTGGGAGGCATTTTCGACCCCAAAAGGCACCCACGGTTACATCAAGGCGAACTACAAGGGCAACCAAGTAAGTATACGCGACGACAGTCACGACCTCATAGTTAAGCGGAACGGCAAAATCGTGAAGCGATACTACGTCGGCGGCACGGAAGAATTTGAGTCCCTTTTTCCGCTATTCTGGGGCGGCGGCGTGTAAGTTGTTGATTTTTAAGTAAAAAAGACCCCTGTGTAAGTCATTGATTTCACAGGGGTTTTTCTTATTGTGTTTTTTCTCAATATCGTGTATAATAGTCTTATGTTAATCAATAAGGTGAAAAAATAATATGCCCCGAGGCGTACCCAAGGCAGGTTTTCGACGCACTAAAAAGCAACAGCGGATTGGTGTAAACTTCGCCCAACCGCAGTTTATACAGCCGACCAAGACAGAGTCGGTCGCCGAAATTGAGGCGAAGTTGAAAGATCGTTTCGACGCTCTTGAGATTATGGCTGAAGCCACTGGGCGCGGAATCAACCGATCGTTGATCGTTTCAGGTCCCGCTGGACTTGGTAAGTCATACACGGTTGAAGCCAAGATGGCTGAACTTGAGCGCAAGGGTCATCACGTCAACTACATTAAGGGATACGTGCGCCCTCTAGCACTTTACAAGTTGCTGTACGAGTCGCGTTTCACCAATTCTGTACTCGTGTTCGACGACTCAGATTCGATTTTTCACGACGACGTCAGCATGAACTTATTAAAGAGTGCGTGCGATTCGACCGATCGTCGCGTTTTGCATTGGTTGTCGCGTTCACTCGAGCGCGAGGAAGATGAGGACGGCGAGAGCATTCCTGAGAAATTCGAATTCGAAGGTTCGGTCATTTTCATTACGAACTACGATTTCGACGCTTTGATCAATTCAGGTTATAAGTTGGCGCCACATTTTGAAGCACTTGTGTCGCGTTCGCACTATCTCGATCTTGCGATGAAGACCAAGATGGATTATCTTGTGCGAATCAAACAGGTTGTGCGTAGTGGCATGTTGCGTTCGCGTGGATTCAGCGATACTGACGCGATCGTAATTATGGAATTCATTATCAATAACGTTGAGCGTCTGCGCGAGTTGTCGCTTCGTATGGTTGTAAAGATCGCTGGTCTTTACAAGATGGATCGTAACAACTGGCAGAAACTTGCGAAACAGACTTGTTTCCGCGCAAGTTAAATAAAGATTGATTTTACAACTTATATAAGGTAAGATATTCTCATGGCAAAGTTCATACCGAAGGTTGTTCCCGAACCTACTTGGGAAAAGCGCACTGAACCCTGCAGCCAATTCGATTTGGTGTTCGCATTTCAGTGGTATAATCACAATAAAGACTCCAAAGATGCTCGCAAGTATCTGGTTGAATATCTAACCAAGAACAATCAGATTACAGAATTGCAAAAGCAAGCAGCATCGAGTTTGAATCTCTCTTGGAATATCGTTGACGGTTGGTTGGCTCGATGCCTCAGTCGTGGCGCATGGATTCCTGATGGCGTTTATGATAATTTCCTGGAGCGCATGAATGTCTTCCGAGATCGCTTGGACAAAATCGTCACAGAAAAGAATCTTGCAACAACAGTCGTTGACACAAGCAACGTCATCTCAATTCAAGACCGAGTCCAATCCAAAGTCGACTATTTCATCATGGAACTTGAAGGCAAGTTCGACGACATTTGGCATGAGCAAAGCGGAGAAGAATTCGTACCATACACCTGGATGGTCGAGAACGAAGTAAAGCCCATGCATGCTGCGAAGATTGCTGAATACTTCCGTCAGCGCGCAGCAGATTGGATTGCGATCATCGAATCTAAAGATGAGTATGTGAAAGAATCGTATCCGCGTCCTCGTAAAGAGATGATCGAGGCTGCGAAATTCTTTACACTAGTCATGACCGACGCTGAGAAACTTGCCTCCAATAAGAACGCTGCTCGCAAGCCGCGAAAGAAGAAGCCTATTTCTTTCGAGAAGAAGGTCAAGAATCTCAAATTCAAGAAAGACGATATCGACAACAAGTTGGTTTCGATCGATCCCGTCAAGATCATGGGAGCCGAAAAGTTATGGGTCTATAACGTTAAGACTCGCAAACTGGGTGTTTATGTAGCCTTGGATAACGCTGGTCTTGCGGTTAAAGGTTCCAGTATCGAGAACTATAAATATGGTGAGTCGATCTGTAAGACTCTTCGCAAGCCGAAGGATGTTCTATCCCGAGTCTTGGAAGGTGGTAAAGTTGTATTGCGTAAGGTC